TCTTGCTGTGAATAATCAAAAGAGCCCCACTGTCTTCCTTCTTCCGGTAAGAATAAACTTCTTATCTTATCTCCATATTCTTTATTTTTTGCTGGTATTTGTTGTAAGTTCATGTTCGAATAACTTAATCTTCCAGATACCGTTCCACCACCATCCGATCGCAACTGGTGTATTTCTGAATGTATTCGACCTTTAAAAGAATATCTTTCAATAGCATCTAAAAAAGTTGAGTGAAATTTATTAACTTCTCTTGCATTTCTAATTAATTTTGAAATTGGATGTTCTGAGTTCTGTAACCAATTAGAAGTAAAGCTTGGTTCTTTAGCTTTTTCAGATAAAGGATAATCAATTCCTAAATAATCATATGCTTTTGCAACAGATCTATTAGCCCAAATATCTATCTTCATACCAGTAAGATCTTTAATTTCTCTTAATATTTTATTTTCATCTGAAACAAATTCTTTTTTTAATATTTTTATTTTATCTAAATCAACTCTCAAGCCTGTCATTCTCATATCAATAAGAATTGGTAGCAACTCCATCTCCATATCAAATACGTCTTGTAAGTTTTCTTTTATAATTTGTGGTCTTAAATACTGCCAAAGCTTATAGGTTAGCGCAGCATCTTGCTCTGCGTAGTGTCCAACATATCCAGCAGGCATTCTCCATAAATCTTGTTTAGGATCTATTCCCCACTCCTTAGCTTTATCTTTTAAAAATTGTTCCGATTTAATCTCTCCCAGTAAATCAAAACCAAGTGAATTTAATGAATATGAAAATCTATTTTCATCAACTATAGCTGCAGCAACCATGGTATCAATAATTTTACCTCTAATCTCAAAGCCGTTTATCTTTAACCAACCTACATCGTATTGAGCGTTATGAAATATTTTAGGACAAGGTAGTTTTAAAAGATCTTGAATATACGCAACTGTAATACCTTCATCCATGTTACCGCCTGCGTCGTGATGAATTGGGAAATAATACTGTTGTCCAGCTGTTGCAATTGCAAAGCCTACAATGTTACCATCAAATCTAGGCCATCCAGGTCCCAGTGTCTTCATATTTGGGTCTTTAGTTTCTAAGTCTATTGCAATAGCGTCGGCATGGGTTAGATCTGGATATTCAGAGGGGCATACCCAATCTGATTCTTGAAATGTAAAATTAAGCTGGTGTGTCATCGTTTCCTTTCTTTTCGTAATATATTTTAGAGTTTTCTAAAGTTGATACTTTAGGTAATGCTGTGTTAACAAAAACAATATCCATTGCCATAAGTTTACAGTTAATAAATAAAGACTCACAATCAAAAACTTTAAAACCACTGTTACTCATATAGTTGATATAGTTTTCAAATTTCGGTGCTCCAATATTGTTATCATGCACAGGGCATTCTAATTGTACAAATTTTGTTTTTTCAAATAAATGTAAAGAACCTTCTATAACCTCTAGTTCAGCACCTTGTAAATCTAATTTAATCAAATCGTATTTAATATCAGGCACTACATTAATTAATTTTTTAACTTGAATTACTTTTGTTTCAAAATCTACATTTGTATTTTCTTTATATAATGAATTACCTGTCTCACCGCCAAGCTTAGTAGAAAAGTGAAACTCTCTTTCCTCATCTTTTTGGCCTAGAGCAAAGTTATAAAATTTACCAAACTTCTCACAATCCTCTTTGTACTTAGGATTTGCATCAATTAAATAAAAGTTAGCTTTAGGATAAATTTTTTTTACTTTTTCAGTCCAGGATCCTTTAAAACAACCACCATCAATAATATTGTTTAAAATAACATTAAATGCTTTTAATCTTCTATAAAAATTAAGATGTACTTCTATAGGTTTATTAGCTTCCATCTTTATTTTCTAAGCTGTTCAATTTCTAATTCACAATAATGAATTATTTTTCTAAGATCTTCTATTCCGTTCTTGTCTTTATACCTCACAACATATTTAATTACGTTTCCTTGAAAAAACGATAAATTGTTTTCTGTTATAAATGTATAGGGTTGTATTTTATGCTTACTGTAGTGATCACCGCCTTCTTGTCTATTAGAAGGGAACACTCTCTCCAGTTCTGATTTTGAGCTCATAGTTTGCCTTATAATTATTATAAAATTTCCCTAGTGGAAAATGGTATTTATGATCAGTATTAACTAAATGTAAAGCTTTTTTTGTACGTGTAACACCAGTATACCAAACTCTAAGCTCTTTAATTTTCTCCTGTAAATTCTTTTTTTCGTAGTGTGAAGGCCAATTTGATTTAGCTAACATCACTACATTATCTGCTTCCCCACCTTTTACAGCGTGAATAGTATCTACAATAATTTTAGATGATTCGTTTAAATCTATTCCGTTATTCATTAATCGTATTAAATAATCTTTCTCTTTATCCTTAAATCTAATTTTAAATGCATCTGTCCAGTGGCCTTTTGGTTCTTGTAGTCCTGCTCTTAACTGCAGCTCATCATAATTAAAAGGTTGATTAGGATGTGCAAAATTCCATTTTTGACTATCAGCGGATCGGTAGCCGTGGTCAATGTTCTGTATATAGTGATACATGATGCAAGCTTCCTCTCTGGTTATAGATCCACCATCCATCAGGTGCTTCCAAGCTTTAATGGCTTGCCATTGCTCTATCTTAAATGATTTACGTCCTTGAACGTCTTGAAAGTAAACACCCATATCATAAAGATCTTGTTCTACTTCTTCTTTTACTTTTCTAATTCTGGATAATATCATCCAACTTTCATTTAAATTAAAATCAATATGCTTTAAGGATGTATAAGTTGTAATGGATCCTTCAGAGTTTCTTGCGTTAAATTCTTTCTCTTGTCTAAATCCTTCAGCTGGCAGCATGAGTAATTTTGAAAAATAATGTACTTTACCAGGTATTCTTCTAGATTGTTTTAACACTTTTACTTTGCCTGGGAAGTGTATAAAAAAATCTGCATCTGCACCATTCCATTCATAAATGGCCTGGTCATCATCCCCTGCAAGATAAACTTTTCTAGAACTTCCAGCTAATTTAATTACAAGATCCCACTGTAACGGGGTAAGATCTTGAGATTCATCTACCATAAGAACTTTAAGATCAGGGCAGTTTCCTTCCTGAATAAACTTCTCAATCATATCTGTAAAATCTAATCTGTCTCTTTCTCTTATACCTGGTTCAACTTCAAATGTTTTAAAATTTTCATAAGCGGTAATGATAGATTGAAATTGTGCTAACCTTACTTCTTTACGATCCTGCTGTTTATACAAATGCACTGGATCCTGTTTCGTGTTCCGTGCTCGGTCGTAGATTTGTAATGACCAATTGTTAAATACCTTTTGATCTTCAAACCCTCTAGCTGCATTAATCTTAATGGTTCCGTAATCAGAGTGAAACTGTAACATGTCGTCGTTAGGATCCAACACCGGTATTTGTGCAAATTGTCTTCTTGCAAAGCTGTGTATCGTAGAAAAATATGGAAAGTCTTCTTCCGTATAATCAGGTAGAGCAAGTTTAAGTCTCATAATAGTTTCATCCACTGCCTTATTAGTAAAACTAAAATAAGCTATTTGTGATGGATGTACTCCACTTTTAATGAACCACTTAACTCTTTCTAATAACTGGTGTGTTTTACCTGTTCCTGGTGGACCAAAGATCTTAATGGTCTTGCCATGGAGCTTTTGCTTTTTCATGCTTAACCTCTTTTTTCTTGTATTCTGGTAACTTAGGCATAGGGCATGTCCAATGCCTAGATTGTATTTTACCATAGTCTTTTTTAGGCTTCGCCCCTCCGACCTGTAAGAAGTTAACACATTCCCTATTATTCCAATTATTACCCATTTTTTTCATGAATCTTTGAAATGTTTGTAGCTTAAATCGTAATTCTGTTGCTTTTGCAGCATCTGGATTATCTAACCATATGTAACCATTTTCAATTTGATCAAACTCATCATGCACTTCACAGTCTTCAAAAAACTGTACCATTTTAGAATTAAACATATCGTCCTTATCAGCTACAGCATCATAGCCTTCCATATCTATTTTATTTTTTAGTAAGTCTTCTTTAAAGTCTGACCATGGGTCTGGGTTTTGCCTTGAAGGTTTTAATGTCCTCCAAACAATATCTGCAACTTGTAGTTTCTCAGCGAACAATCTTTGTGAGTATAATTCTTTATTATCTAATTTTACATTAATACCATTTACTGGAAGTACCCAATAAGGTTCAGGGTAGACATTGTATTTAATTAATTTACCAACTTCTGGCATAGCTTCATTTGGATTAATACCAAATTTTTTAGTAACACACCTTTTTGCATCACAATGCATTTTCGCAATAGATGAATTACATCTGTAGTTATAATCATTTTTAGTGTGTTGATTAATTAACACATTTAATTCTCTTGGGTCTAAAGGGGGCTCACCAATCTTTTTGTTAAGATCTCTAAATGTTTCTGGCCAGAAGTCTTTATCTGGATTTATTTTTTTACATAATACAGCACAGTTAAACATTGCATCGTTACGACCTTCGCCTTCTCTAATTTTGTTTTTCATAAAATTAGCAACACATGGCGGGTAGTCTTTTGTTTCGGGATCCGTGGTTTTTTCTACGTTGATGCTTTTTAATTGTGTAGGTGTAATGATAAATTTTTGTACGTACTCATATAATTCTTCTATCTTAATTCCTGAACCATCATCTCTCATTGCCATACGAGTGGTTCTTGCTGCATGCTGATAAGGTAAATTTACAAAGTTACCTTTTCTTTTATCGTTCCATTCCTCAGGTGTTAAATCAACAACATCTTGCGCTGGGTAAATATCGGTTGTCTCATCTCTAATTCCTAAATCACTTGCCATCTCAATGAGTTTAGCTCTCATGAGTTTAGCAGGTACAACAGATTTCATATGCACGAATAAGTGCAATCCATTTGATTTAGAGCGATACGGAACTAAAGGATAATTCCTCTCTCTAATGATCTTGATGAGTTCTAAATGATTAATGTTATAGCGATCTACGTCTATAACACCCCAGCTACAAGTAGAATCGTCACGAATAGGCACAGTGCCGATGTGCCGAGCACCATTGATATGCTCCATCCAATCTTGTTGAGTGATCGGTCGTTGGTTAATCCAACTTTTGTATTCTGCTTTTCCATTCGCTTTTTTCTGTCCTGTAGGTTTTGACTCACCATAATAAGTCTGTGACCCCTGGAACAGTTCCATGAACTGTTCCAGAGTTGTTAAATGTTCTGACATTAAAACGGTGCTTTTTCAGTTTGTTCCTCATTATCAAATTTAACATTTACTTTACCACCACTACATGACTTATAAAAATCATGAGCTGCATCAAGTACGCCTTGATTAGGTACAGGTCCAACATGTGCAATGTCCCAACCATACCAAGATCCTAAACTATTTTTTTCTAAAACAGTTTTAAGATTATACACTTGAGTAAACATTGCTGGTTGATAAAAAGAACCATCTTTCTTTTTAGCTTTTACTGACATCATCATTGAATTCCACTTCTTAGATTTTTTTCTTTGAGTAGATTTCATTGTAATCAATGCAGTTTCTTTTGGTACTCCATCTTTTACAAGTAAAACATAATGAGATGCAGTCTCTTCAACATAATTCCCATTTTCTAATCTGTCTTTGTTGTCATCAGATCTAGTTGTTTTAGTCATGATATCTGAATCACCTTCATAAATATTAACTGGTGCTCCAGAACCTTCTTGGCCTCTATCTCTCCATTCAATGTATTGTAATTTATAGAAACAAGGTACAACTTCTATACCTTTCGTTCCATCGTAACATTCATTGGTTACGGTGTTATAAATCATTCCAGCTTTTGCTGTTTCAATATAACGTGCATCACCTGCAGTTACTTGCGGTGATAATTGACCAAGAACTTTTAGAAAAGGAAGTGCAAGATCTTTCGATCCAACATTTTCAAATCCTTGGTTTTCAAATTGCTCTAAGTTTACTGTAGCAACTTGTGTATTAGCTTTTTTTACTATGCTTTTTTCGTTACTCATTTTTGCTCCTTATTTTTTCGTTATTTTTGTTTTATTGGTTATGTATACAGAAAATAAATCCATTGGTAAGTTTTTAGGATTACCTTCTTTTATCTGTTCCGATACGAATGCTTTGAGGGTCATAGGCTCTACTTTTTCTTTTCGTTGATAAGCAATTCCTTTACTCTCAAATTCTTTTATGAGTTCCAATGCTCTCGCATCTTCCTCTTTATTGAAGGAGGCAGTTACTGTATTTTTTATCAAATCTCCTGATCCATTCTCCCTTAGCCACGCATAAGCTTTCTCGGCATTATCCACGGTAATGGAAGCTTTGATTGAAGGTTTAACTTCTACAGTTGAGCCGTCCGGAAGTTTAATCATTGAGACTCCTGCCTCCTGCATCAAGTTCGGTATGACCCGCTCCTGAAGATCTTTTGCCTTATCTTCTATCTTAGACAATTCTGCTTTAACTCTTAGAACTTCTTTTTCAGTATCCTGAAGCTCATTACATTTTTCCGAAAGCTTTCCTATTTTGCTTTCGTCTACGTTGACCGAAATATTTTCAAAATCCATGTTAGATCTCTCCTTTATAGTTTATAGTTGATTAAGTCAATAAAATCTCTATAAACAATTTTACATGGATTATCAATTTAAAACGTCACCATACAAACACCAGTTGTCCGCCTTAGAAGATGCATCAGATAAAGAAAACTGGGCATTCTTCATGGACATGGGTACAGGTAAAACTAAAACAACTATAGATAATTTAGGTATGTTGTTTAAAGAAGGTAAGATTGAGTCGGCTTTAATTGTTGCACCTAAATCAGTTTATGCGATGTGGGAGA